CTCGCTCGTGCCGGGAGTCGCCTCGACTCCGTCGACGTCCGTAGTCCACTTGCCCGCGGCGAAGTTCTTCGCGGCCCAGTTGACCTCGCGACTGATCAGCGCCTGCTGCGCCAGATACTCGCTGGCGTCGCGATCCATGTTAATCGGCGCGTCCGCGTTCCCGCGAACGTAGTCGTCGATGTCCTTGTGGAGCGCCCAGACGTCACAGAAGTAGTTCTGGTCGGAGTCGATCTTCCAACCGCCTCCCGCACTCTCGGTGGAGGGAGCACGCTTTTCGAACGTGTTCCGCCAAAAGTCGGAGCGGTCATATCTGAAGTACACGTCGCTCTGCTTCTCGACGGGTACGTTGGGGAACACCCTGTCGGCCACGAACCCGACCGCGGTCTGGAAATACGCGATGAGGATATTGGTCAGTGGTCTATTGACATGTACGTCCCCAGCTGTTGGATTAGGCATGTGTTACCTCCTCGTGCCGTTGTCCGTCCTAGTTGTTCGTGCCGTTGTCCGTCCGAGCTGTTAACTCGTCTACGCAAGCGGCTCCGCCTGGAGTTTCAACATAACAGAGACGACTACGTCGGCTCCCGACGCGTCCTCCAGCGCCTTCGCTCCGACGACGTCTCCCGAGGTCGCCGTCACTCCGCGACCGGTCGAATCCGGCGTCAGATCGTCGCCAGCCGTAAACTGAGCCCCGGCTCTCATCTTCGAGATCCGTCCAGGAGTCGAGGCTATCGCTGCCGGGCGATCCGCTGCGGCCGGCTTATCCTGTAGGATACCGTCCGCGGACAATCCCGCACCCACCACCGCAGCCTTCCCGCTCGAGTTCACGGTCACGAAACAGTACTGGGATGCGCTCAGATCGGCGCTCGCCGGGATGCTTATCGGTCTGAGATTCTCTTCTCGGGCCATCACTTACCGTCCTTGTCTTCGAGGTACTTGTCGTAGACCTCCGGGTTCTCCTCGACGGCCTTGGCAATAGCCTGTGCCTCGCTGAGGTCCGGGTCCGCGTCGCGAAGAGTCTTCGCGATCTTGTCGATCTCCGCGTCCGCGTCACCAGGGGAGTCCTCGTCGTGACCGAGGATCTTGAACAGTTCGCCCTTCTCCTCGGCCTGTTTGGCCAACGACTTGTACTCCTCGAGCATCGCATCCGCCGCCTCGGCATCGGTCTTCCGAAGCGTCACGATGGTCTTGGCCGTCTCGGGAACGCTCTTGACGATCCCGTCGAGGCTCTTTAGCTCCTCCTCGACCTTCGCCTGATCGACGTCGCTATCGATTTTCTCGACCTTCGCCGCAAGCTCCGCGTTGGCCTTGGTGAGCGTCTCCAGCGCCTGGGCCGTGGGATCCTCGCCCGGCTCGTTGAAGCTCTTCATGAACTTTCCCCGGTCCTCCTCGTCCAGCTTGTCGAAGGACTCGTGTAGCTCCTCGGGCAGCCGGGCGCGAAACGCCTTGACCTCCGCCTCGCCGGCCGCCTTCTCAAACGACGTCTTGCGCTCAGTCGCCTGGCCGGCTACGGCCCCGCGAACGTCGTCGCCCTTGACGTCGTCCGTGTCCTCGATCTTCTCCAGGACGGCATCCACCTCCTCGGGCGTCTTCGCCTTGGAGATGCCCTCCAGGGCCGCGCTGACGGCGTCGGCGGTCGCCTTCTCCTTCCCCAGTTCCTCGAACTTCTCCTTCAGTTCGTCGAGGTCTTTCTGGAGTTTTTCTGCGTCCTTGTCCATCTCATCTCCTCCGTCAAGATTCAGGTCGTCCTTACCGACGCCGAAATAAACGGCGATCCGTTTCAGCAGGTTGACCCTGTCGTCCTTGTTATTGGAATCCATGTTATCTATTCTAACTCCTTTCTTGCCCAAAGGAAAACCCTTTTTCTTGTGGATCATCACGTGAGCCTCAGGGTTGTCCCCCCGATCCACCAACGAGATCAGGTCGACTGTCTTCAGTTCCAACCGGTTTCGCTTCCTCATCTCAGTCCTCCACCTTCGTCCTGATCCCGGTACCGTGGATCGAGAACATCTTCAGCTCGCCGTCCTTAACACTCTTCCAGACTACGTCATCTAGTATCTTGAAGCCGACCCACCACCCGATCAAGTTCGACTCGAGCCCCATCTCCTCCGCCTTCTCTTTCGTCAGCACGAAGCTTTCGACCAGGACCGAGGTCGTGATCCCCTCGTGCATCACGTCGCCCTCGCGTGACTTCAGGACGTACTCTACGGCGACGTCCTCCAGGTTCTGTTCGTCTGACACGTAGTCCCCGCTGTGATCGACCACCTGCTCGCCCGCCTCGTCCTTCGCCAGATAGGCCCAGCCGTAGACGATCCGACGCTCCTCGTCGACCTTGCGGATCTCACTAAACACGGCACTCTTCGACGCGTTCCTGTCCTCCCACTGGGAGTTACAGAATGCGAATCTCTGCGCGCTGTCCGGGAAGTCCTTGAGCGCCTCGGTGTCACCCATGCACCGGTCCAGGAACTCCTTACGGCTCTCGTCCTTGCTCGGCGTCGGCATCGGTCACCCCTTACGAATGTCGTTCAACGTCCACTTGACGATATCCATCGGTCTACCTCCTAGTCGAACATCAGGTACTTGGTGCAGCGGCAGTTGACGTCGAACGCCGGCACGCCAGACGTACGCGGCCCTCGTACGGGACCGATCGGCGTGTCGAACATCCCCCCCAGCGACACCCCGTTCGGGTTCATCCTTGGGACCGCGCGATGCTGTTTCCGAAGTCGCTCGTCCCACGCGACGAGCCAGCCCTCGCGCGTCCTGGTGGGATCGATCAGTTCCTGCTCCGTCGCCTGTCGCCAGAGCTCGTCCTGTCCCTCCCCGAACGCCCGCGTCACCTCGGTCCGGGCGATGTTCCGCGCCCGACGGTTGACCAGCGACTGCTCGTATCGTTCCACGAGGGCGTCGACGCGCGCGCTTCGCTCCCCGCCGGCCCTGTATATCGAGCGCGACTGCGCCCGCTCCGTGGCCGACAGTCGACGATCCCACGGCGCCTGTCCGATACCCATCTCCCCGGTCTCGAGCTGGCGGCGAAAGTTTCCGATCGCTCGTGCCTGTGCCTCGGTCAGTCCCACGGATCCGCGGACCTCCCGGGCGATCTGTATGGCCGGCCGACCCTCGTTGAACCCGCGGAGCAGCGACGACTGGACCGCCTGCTGGGTCTCGATCGTGACCTCCCGAATCAGGACGGGCACGTTCTCGCTCAGGTATCGCACGGCCTCGGGGTTGGTCAGGTCGAGCGTCGCGAGCAGCGAGGCCCTCGGGGGCAGCTGCCTCATCCCGGCCGCGCCTCCCTCCCTGAACGCCTCGACTATTCGATCTACCAGCGACGGCACGCCCGGCTTGAGTCCCCTGCCGCGCATCCTCGCGGCGATCGCCTCGGCCCCGACGATGTCCAGCGCCTCGGCCAGGTTGCCCGCCTCGATCGCGCGGGACAGCGCCCTGAGCTTGACCTCGCTCCTCATCTCGCGAACCGCCTCGGTGAAGGCCGCCGCCAGGCGACCCTCCAGCTTGCGCGTCACGTTCGCCAGGTCCTTGGCCGCGAGGATCTCGTTCTTCCGACGAGGCCCGCGAGCCTTCATGACGGGTGCGTTAACCACCGATCGGTACCGCCCTCAGCGCCATGTGTGCCTCGTCCCAGCCCTCGCACCACACGAAGTACGGCTCGGGAAAGAGCACGGGGTTGTACGGACAGTCGTCTCGCGCGCGGCCGCTCGCGCACGCCAGCGCGCCGGCGATCCTCATCAGGTGCAGCGTCTCTGCCAGCGTGTCGCTCAATCTAGTAGGTCCTCCTCGACGTCGACGACGACGGGCTCGGGCTCGGACTCGGGCTCGGGCTCTGCCACGAACTCGGGCAGGCCCAGCAGCGACCGCGCGAACTTCTCGTCCTCCTCGCCGCCCGGCGTGAGGAAGCCGACGCCGGTGAGCATGGTCATGGCGGTCGCGAACTTCTCGACGTCCACCTTCTCGATGTCGCCCGGGACGAACTCCGCCGCCTCCGACGGATTCCACCCGTTCAGCTCGTACAGCCGCGGGACGCCGTGCCGGTTGATAACCGACGCGATCTCGGATAGCCACGCGCCGAGGGCGGTGGCGAACAGCTCGGTCTTAGACGATGCCAGGGCGAAGGATCCTACCTTCTCGTGGCCGAGCAGGATGAAGTCGGCCAGGACCGTCTGAGCGATCGCCTGATCGTACCGACGGACGATCTTGTCCGTGTCGATCATGCGTCGCGACCCGGTGCCGGCGAGCTCGAACTTGACCATCTGGTTGCCGTCCACGTCGTAGTGGGCCGGCAGGAGCAGCCCCGCCTGCTCGTCGTTCTTCACGCTCTCGATGATCCTGCGATAGTCGGAGAGGGCCGCCTTCTCGGCGTCGCTGGCGTCGTCCTTGAACATGTCCGGCGGGAGGTAGAATATCGGCATGCCGGCGAGGTCCCGCTCGATGCCGATCGCCTCAGACTCCTGGATTCGCTTCTTGTAGTACCACGGTATGAACGCGCGGCGCATGACCGACCGCCCCTCGGGATTTCCCTTGTAGCTCGTCGTGCGAAACAGCAGCAACTTCTCTATGGGTAGGAGGACCGGCGGGCCGCCGCGTTCGCCGTACTCCTGACGCTGGTGCCAGCCGGCGATGCCGCCGTCGTCGCCGAACTCCCAGCGATCGAGGCTGTCCTGCGACCGAATCGCGAGCTTCCGCCAGCCGATCAGGCCGTCCGAGTGTCGAGACCGACGCGACGGGTTCTTCTGCGCGGGGCCGTCGCGACGCTTGTAAACGATCN